AGTAACGGGGGAGCCTGAAATACTTGATGCTCTGCCAGCGCCAGCACCACCAGAACTTACGCTACCTGTTCCTGCGCCCCCAGCGCCGCCGCCGCCACCTGCGACCGCGTATCCAGAGCCACCACCAGCAAATCCATAACCAGTTGCACCACCGCTATTACCTTGGGTTGCCGAACCACCAGAACTAGAGCCACTTTGTCCACCAGAAGCACCACCACCAGAGCCGCCCGGATTACCAGCGGTTGTATTATTCCCAGCAGAGCCAACACCTGCGCCACCGCCTAATGCAGTTGAAGTGTTAAATACAGAAGTATTACCCGTACCACCAGATGCGCCAGCAGATGCGCCAGCAGAACCACCAGCACCGACTGTTACTGTGTAGGCTGTACCTAATGTAATAGAACGGGCAGTTTGTTCAAGATAACCCCCAGCGCCACCAGCACCACCTTTCCATCCCCCTCCACCATAAGTAGAGTCTGCACCGCCCCCTCCCCCGCCAGCAACAATTATTAAATCAATGGCTGTGCTTACACTAGCATTAAATGCTGTCCACGATGCCGCCGCCGCTGAATACCACTCTGGTAGCCCGGTAGTGGTGTTCATACGAACCATGCCATTTGTAGGAGTACCCGGTCTCTGTGCGGTTGTGCCAGTAGATATAGAAAAATAACCAGTTGACGTATTGGCTTGGTCAGATACATATGCGGGAGGAACAAGCAACGCGGAAGATAAAGAAGCGGTATTCACCGTACCCTGACCCGGTGCAATCACCTGAGTTATCGGGCTTGTGTAGTACACATAAATGTTGTTAGTCCCGCTCAACGGAGCAGACGTAAATGTGATGGTGTTGCTACTGACTGTGTATGCTGAACTGGGGTTCTGGGCTACGTTGTCAATCGTTACCTGTACCTGCGCTACAGACGCAACAGGGCGAGACAGCGTGAATGCCGTGGCAGAGCCTGTGCCGCTGAAGAAGTCAACAGCAGGAGTGAAAGCCTGAGTAGTTGATGTATTGCCTATGTAACTCATGTTATATTCAGTGCAGAAGTGACTACGTCAATTGATGCTGCTGTAGAAGAAACTACTTTAAGAGCATCGCTAGCAATTAAGACAACCTTTTGATCGCCACCAACAATAACAAGTGAACCACCAACAGGCACTGTTGCAGCTTCAACTAGGTAGTAGTTCACAGCAGAACGAGTGATGTAAACATCCACCGTCACTGGACTAGTTGTAGTGTTTGCACAAGACATACCAATCACAGTGGTCTGTGTAGCCCCACCAACCGTAACTACTGTGGCAGCAGAAGTGCCAACGTCTTTGTTGACATACGAAGTAAAAGTATTTGCCATTTGTTTTCCTTATCCAAGCGCAATCGCTAAAGCCACTGCTGTACCTGCTGGGTCTGCATCTACAGTAGAAAAAGACAGGGTCCCAGATCCATTTGTTTGTAACACTTGCCCGTTTGTACCATCAGTAGTAGGTAAAGTAAATGTACCTACAAAAGAAGTTAAGTTACTGTCGTATGCTTGTACATCAGTTCCAATAGTCAAACCTAAAGATGTCTTTAGTGTGGCTCCAGATTCAGCTACAAAGTTAGTACCATTACCTATAATAACTGCATTGTCAGTTGGAGTTAATCCAGCAATATCAGCAAGCTGTGCATCATAAGCCTGTACATCTGTGCCAATAGTTAAACCTAAAGAAGTCTTAAGCGTTGCTCCAGATTCTACTACAAAATTAGTACCATTCCCAATTATAACACCATTGTCTGTGGCTGTCAAACCTGCAACATCAGCCAATTGTGCATCATACGCTTGTACATCTGTACCAATTACTAAGCCTAAGAAGCTACGAGCAGAAGAGCCACCAGCACCTAATGTAGTTAAGTCAGCATCGTAAGCCTGTACATCCGTACCAATTGCAAGTCCCAATGTTGTACGTGCTGTAGCAGCATCTGCGTCATCAACCAATGTACGAGCAAAGGCTGTGAAGTCTGTTGTGCTAGCTGTACCAGCACCAGTGAAAAATGGAAGCTTATCGGCAGCAGAAACAAGTCCTGCTAGTGCTGAAGTTTCTGCATCATATGCCTGAACATCAGTGCCAATGACTAGTCCCAATGTTGCACGTACTGTAGCAGCATCGGCATCGTCTAAAATTGTACGAGCAAAAACGCTAAGGTCTGCAAGTGCTGCAGTGCCTGAACCAGTGAAATAGGGGAGTTTGTTTGCAGCAGAGGTAAGCCCTGCTATTGATGCAAGCTCTGCGTCATATGCTTGTACATCAGTGCCAATTACCAACCCAAGCGTTGTACGTGCTGTAGCAGCGTCTGCATCATCTACCAGTGTACGACCAAAGGCAGTGAAGTCAGCCAAGGCAGCAGTGCCTGAGCCTGTGTAATAGGGGAGTTTGTTTGCTGCTGATGTAAGACCAGCCAATGCATTAAGTTCAACATCATAGGCTTGTACATCAGTACCAATGACTAAGCCAAGAGTAGTTCTTGCTGTAGCTGCATCTGCATCATCGACAAGAGTTCTACCAAATGCAGTGAAATCTGCTACTGCTGCTGTGCCTGAACCAGTGAAATAGGGAAGCTTATTAGCTGCTGATGTAAGCCCTGCAATTGCAGTTAAGTCAGCATCAAGAGGTTGCTTAGCATCTAACTGAGTTTGAATAGCAGAGGTTACACCATCAACATAGTTTAATTCAATACCTGTTGGGGTAATGACAGTACCATTTATTTCTAAGGTATCTATGTATGCAGTGCCATCAATGTATGCATCTTTGAACTGGAATGTAACAGAACCTAAATCTACTGCATCATCTGTCTTAGGAGTTATTGCACCTGTTGAGACAACAATATCTTGAGCAGGACCTACCCTAGTAACTGGAGCACCATTGGCTGCTGTGCCATCATGCGTGTGACCAGTAGCCGCTACAAATGCAACAGCAATGGAATCAAATTCATTGTCTAAGTCAGCAGCATCGATGATGTTTCCATCAGCAATGTTGTTTGGTGTATCAGCACGAACATAGCCCGTCATATTATTCCTTATCTTCTGTCGTGTGTAGAGTATTCAAGGGTTGCTGCATCCAGTGAAAATGGAGGATCTGTTCCTTCAGAAAAGAATTGTAATGAAACAAAGAATCCAGAACCAACAACCTGCGTCTGGAATAATTTCTTAAGCTTATTTCCGTACACAGTTATACCATATCTTGCTGTTGTATTACCATAGAAACCAACAGTGCTTACACCAGTATTTGATAAAGTAATTGTTGTTGGTTGAATACTACCCTTGTCATCAAAGTCAAACTTTAAGTTTACATTTGTAGAAACACTTCCTTCTGGGTCAGTGTATAGGAACAGCTTATAAAAGGTTTTCCTAATTCTTGGATCGTTGATGAATACAAATGGTGTGGCAAAGGATGCTGGAATATGTCCACCATCAAAGGTCTTACCACTTTCCATTTTATAAACAAACCCATCAGTGTTTGCAAAAGTAATTATTTCACTCTGATTATTATAGAATGAATCAGCAACATATGCCTTAATACCAGTGAGTTCTGCCCAGTGAATTTCACCAGTAGTTTCTCCTGACACTTGAGTTCCTAAAATACCCTTGGCACTATTAACAGTGACGTTTGGACTATATCCAAATATTCTATATTGTGATTTTTGTTTAATAACAATACTTGAGAAGCTTTCACTTGAACTTAACAAGTCAGTCATTTCAGTTTGAATTGTCTTAGAAACTAGTCCTAAGTTGAAGTCACCGTTTCTGTCTGTTGCACCAAGAAGTCTTAGACCATCAGGTCCTAAGAACATAACATCACCGCTAACCTCTTGTATGGTGTCCTTAGCTACACAGCCTACGTTACGAGTGATAGGTTGAAGCTGAAAGTCTGACAGAGTATTACCAACAAGTTGGCTAATTGATCTCTCAGTAAATATAATCAATATCTCACGAAAGACAATGGTTCCAGTAATTAAAGCACCAGTAGATATAACACCAGCACCATTGGCAGCATTAAAATCTGAATCAGTAAATGGTGCAGTGAATATAAGCTTATCAT